TGGTCCGCGCCGATCGAGACGAACGCGTCGGCGAAGCCCGGATCTTGGATGATCTGGCTGAAGACTTCGTGAGGCGCGGCGTTCGGATTTGCGGCGCGGATCTGCTGAATGCGCTCAAGAATGCCGCGCATCTGCTGCTGCCGCTGCTGCTCGATGAGCTGCGCCCGGCGGCGCTCTTCTTGCTCGCGCTGGAACTCGAACTCCTCGCGGGTCTGGCCAATGCCGAGCGAGTGGAACAGCGAGCCGGGCGTCTGGAAAGACACCCTGCCCGTGGGCTGCACCAGGGACGCATCGCCGCCGCCAAAGAGGCTGCCGATGCCGCTGAAAATCGAGTTGAGAGCCATGCTCACCTCCTATGCCGTCGAGGCGAACGGATTGCCGAGCCCGCCGGGGAACGGTCCGCCTCCACCGAACAGGCCGGGGATGACGCCCCTGGAGCTCTGCGACGTGCCTTGGACGATGGTACCCTGTTGCGCGATCGGGACGCCGGCCGCAATCGCAAGCGCCTTGATCAGGGCTTCGGACTTGCGCTGGAACTCCTGTAAGCCGCGCTCAATGCCAAGGTCTTCGATCAGGCGCGGGAGGGCTTGGGCTTGAAGGTTCTTGATCATCGTGTCGACTTCCATTTGCCCAAGCTGAATGGCTTGCTGCTGCCGCCCGCGCTCACTCTCGTAAGCGCCAAAGCTTATATTCGTGGCAATGTCGGCAAGCGCATCCGCCGCCCCGCGGGTTGCGATGGCCGCGGCGCGGTCGAAGGCCGAAGAACCTTGCGGTTGAACGAATTGCCCTGCCTGCGTGAACCGGCCGGGAAGGGTGCGGGAAAGGGTTTCCTCTAGTCCTTCAAGCGTCGGCCTTTGCGCCGCTCGAATTGCCGCGTCGAGATACGGATTTGCGCCCTCCTGTCCTGGCAGAAACCGCCCCGCGATCGTGTCCTCGATCAGCCCCTGCCGCCCCATTCCGCTTTGCTGGAGTTGAAGCAGCATCGCTCGCTCCGCGTCCGTTATGGGCGCGACGAGCGGTCCCTCGTAGCTTGGTCCCCCGCCGCTCCTGAACATGCTTGTCAGAGTGTCCACGAACGGCTTCCGCAGCGCTCGAAGCTCCGCTGGTGTCGTGTCCACCGGTATCGAGATCTGCTTGCTTTCGCTCCCGCCGAATAGATCTTTCAGGCCCACGATCCAGCTCCATGTTGAACACCATAGCGGTGGCCTGCGACACTACATTCCCGGCTCGTTTAAACGATCTTGCCCAGACCGAGTCAGGCGCTCCGCTTGTGTTGAATGCCCAAAACCGGTTGTAGCCACGGTCCCGCATGAAGTCCACGCCCACTTGAACCAAATCTTGCTTCAACCCCCGGGGTGCGTCCGGTTTAACCTCAAAATGTGCGACGAACGGGAGCGGGAACAGGGCCGTGAGGGGCAAATAGATGATCAATAAGCCTTGGATCTTGTCCGTACCGCCGACCCAGACGGCAGCTTTTTGACTCTCAACAGCAAGAACTAGTTCGCGCCAGCTCGGATCAGAGGGCGGCCGCCACCACTCAAGAGCCTCCATTACCGGGTCGAGCGTGAACTGCCGCCAGTTTTCCAGGCGCGTGATACGATACCGAGTACCCGTCATTTACCGTCTCCATGTGGCCACAATCTTCTCCAAGGTGCGGCCGATTGCGAACGTGCCGAGACAGCCGCCGAGAAGGGTGAAAATCCATTCCAGCAGCTTATCACCGACGCGCAAAGGAGGCATCCCAAACCAGTCAACCGCGACCGGGACTCCGACCGCGTACCACACCAGGATGCCAGCGAACAAGAGCGCGACCGTGGGCCGCCACCTGCGGACCCACGGGTCTTCAGACTGAATTTCCGCTTTCAGCAGGTCGATCTGCTGGGCGTTCAGGGAGGCTAGACTCGCGAGAACCGCTTTCCGCACTTCCGCCTCGATCTCCGCTTGAGTCAGGCTCCCCTTCATCTGCCTCGTCAGGAGATCCCCAACCGTCTTCGTTAAGGGGCCGGTCAACCAGCTCAAAAGCAAGCTCACTATCGGATGCATCGTCGTCTTCCCCGCAATTCACGCAGCCGCTCGGCGTGTAGCGGCCGGCTTTGTAGTCTTCAAGCGTCAGCTTCTCGAACGTCTTCACGACACCGTAAACCACGAGTCCGGCAATCCCGAGCACGATCATGAGCTTGGGGTCGAAGAGGTTCCCGAGCGCGAACCACTCTTGAACGTAGCCCAGGTTGTCCAGGGTAAAGAGGCTCAAGATGGTCGAGAAGAACGCGTAGACCGAGTTGATGATCCGGCGGGCGAGCGTGAGCTTGCGGGAGTTTTCGACCGCGAACTGCTCCGCGGCGAGCTCCCGAATACGCTTGATGAGCGGGACCACGCCGACCTGTTTGTCGACGGCCGTGTAGCTGTAGGTGCCGTCGCTCACGTACTTCCCGCGCGTGTAGTGCTGCGTGCCACTCCACAGATAGGGCGAGAGATGGCCGCGATAAAGCCGATAGCCGAAGCCGTTGAACCTCTCGGCCTCATAGCAGATCCGTGCGTCAGACCAGTCCCGGACCAAGTGGAGCCGCTTTAACTTGAGAGCATCAAGCGCGCTTTCCTCCCATGTGAACGGCGGGATACCGTCGGGCCGGCCTTTAGGAACGCGGACGGTCCAACTGGTCAGCGGATCGCCGTTGTGTAGATGCCGTTTAAACGACCCGGCGCTTTCACGCCAATGCAGCGCGGCGATGAGCTCCCACGGCACTCCACCGCAACGCCGCGACACGTGTTCGTACCGCGCCCTGTGCTTGACTGCGAATTTCGCGGCGCGGTCGATTGAGAGCTTCCACGCGTTCGTCTTCACGCGGGCCGATCGCCACAGTTTGTCGTACTCCGCGGCGAGCTGGGGGGTGAACGAAACCGTCTTGCTCATCGTCAACCTCTAACTCAAACGTGGCGGTAGATCCACGGGGTCTAGCGCAATGCCGCCGACGTCGGTGAACTGGATGATCGCCGGCAGATCCGGAAAACGCCGCCAGACAGGACGCGAGATGATCATGACACAACCACTCCGTCAGAGACGCGTTTCCAATTGGAGCCATCGGAGAAAGCGATAGTCGGGCCGTCGGTCTCGTCGGGCACGAACACAAGCGCGCCGGTGAAGTCCGCGGCCGGCGGCAGATCGTTGACCGCGTAGGTGGCGAGCTTGACCGGCCCTTCTGAGCCGTCTTTCGGAGCCATCCGGTTGAGCCGGAACGCGTGCTCGAAGATCACTTGATGCAAGACGCGGAGGATCAGGTCGAACCCCCGTTGGGGGTCGCGGCGAACGTCGACCCGAAGTCCGAGCGGCAGTGGGGGATTTTCAGGAACGGGCCTCACAGGTGTGCTCCTTCAATTGGGCCGGGGTGCCTTTCAGCATCTCTCCGCAACGCCGGCACCGTCCGCGCCAGATCAACTTGGCATTCTCCTGTTCCATACGCTCACGCGCCTCGGGCGTAGCCCCGAAGCGGCGGCCGTAAGCAATGCGCATCTTCTTTTCGGTCGCGCTCACCGCTCACCTCCCGGACGAATGTCCACGTCATAGCCGTCGAGCTCCCACGGATCGCCCTCGGTCCCGAACTCAACGTCGAAAAAGCGGCCGCGGCGGTAGGGCGTCACAAAGTAGCGCTCCCCGTCGGAGTGCCGCATGTCGAACTCGTTCACTTGAGAGCGCGAGGTCTCGCCGGACGGGTGATCGTAGAAGCGGGTCGTGACCTTTAGCATGGCTTGATTTTGCCGCACATACGGATAGACCCGGGACAGGAGCCCACGCTGCCGGCGGTCGCCCAGGACTCGGCGGCCGAAGCGCACGAACGAGGGATAGGGCTTGCCGTCTTGAAGCTGCGCGCCGTTGATGAGCATGATCTTGCCATCTTTGCCGCCGAGTACGAGCGGGAAGGCGTCGAAGAGCTGCCCATCGTTCCAGCGAATGGTGAACTCATCCCACGGGATCGTGACCCGATCCCACGTGAGCGTGCCGCCTGTGCGCCCATCGCCTAGGCAATAGAAAGGCATGTCGCGCATCGAGAACGGCGTCGAGGTGCGCTCGCCGACCTCTTCAAGGTAGTGCTCGACAAAGGCCACTTCCGGAGGCGCGCCCTTCTCAGATACCCTGGCGTCAGAGGTCAGCGCGATGGCCCAGATGAGCTCGCCGTTATCTTCGTCGAAGTGCGCGAACCCCATCTCGTGGCGGACGGGGTCGCGAAGGCGCGTGATGTGCCGCCACACCTGTTTGCCGATCTCGACCACCTGCACGCCGTCGAAAAGGTATTGCGAGTCTTGCCCGATGAACTCGTGGTAGTCGCCAAAGTTGGCGATCAAGCGTGAGCCAACGAGGCCGACATCGTTCGCGACGTCGCGCTGGATGAAGACGAATGGGTCGCCGACGAACTGGACCAGCGTAACGTGGCGCTCCGAGTAAAAGACGAGATTGTCACCGAGCCTTTCGACCCGCTTGATCTCGTCATTGCCGTCATGGATACGGAACTGTTCGGAGAGTCCGGTGCCGGTGTCGCCGGCTGCGAGCGGCTTGCCCACGTCGGAGTTAACATAGGAGGTCGGGAACGTGACGGAGCCGTACACCAGATTGGCATACACCATCATGTTCTTGTAGGCACGCAGATGCTTGCACCGGAACCCGAGCTCCGGGTGCAGCGTGACCTCCGAAGCTTGGCCATCCCACGTCACCACCGGGTCGACGCCATTGGTCGCGAACCACAGGTCATCGCCAAAGCCGCCCGCGCCGTCGTCGGGAGCGACAAAGATGTCCGTGATCCACGCGTTGTCCGCCNNGCCGGTGAAGGTGCGGCGGATGGTGTAGGCTTGGTCCGAGAGCGGCGCACCATCCACGGCCGTCGTCAGGGTGAGCTGCGACTCGCCGTCGACGGAGGCGATCTCGTACCAATCGGCTGTGGGCGAGCGCTCCGCGGCGGAGCCGAACGAGATGAAATCGCCGGCCTTGATCCCGTTCGTTACCCACTGCGGTGTCCCAGACTGTACGGTCACGACGGCCGGGTCCGCGGACGAGACGTTGACGGTGCCGACCGCGTAGCGAGGGTTGAGAAAGGCCGCGGTGTCGGCGCTTTGGTCGTACTCGAAAATGTCGCGGTGCGTGGCCACGATCTGCTTCGCGTCGATCCCACGGAGCGTGAACAGCTCGATCAAGAGGACGGGGCCACCGAAATCGACGGCCGAAAACTGCCGCCAACCGAGGCCGACGTTGGATAGCCGCCCATCTTTGATGCGGAAATTGCGCCCATCTTGCAGCCCCCGCTCCGGCACCATGAGCGGTGGCCGGCCCAGGTAGAGGCCGAGATTGGGCGCGATTACGAGTTCACCGCGAGCCATCGTCTGGGTCATCCTCTAATACCGGCGGTGCGCCATTGCCTCGCGCTCGGGNGGCGATCGCACGACGGGCAATCTCNTCCACCATCGCGGCTGCGACCTCGCGCTGGTTGACCATCTGGTTGCGGAAGCTCTCAACGGCCGCGCCGGTCTGCCGCGACTGTTGCGCGCACTCGATCAAAAGCATCGGCAGCCACGAGAGCGAACACTGCCACTGGTCGACCTCCTGGCCTGTTTGCGGGTTCGTTCCCCGGACCTGTACCCACAACGGGCAAGTGTGGCAGACCTTCGACTGCCGCATCCGCCAGAACGGACAGAACAGATGGTCGGGGCCGCGCGGAACCTGTTGTGTCATCGTCAATCCTTCTGTGCTCGAATAACGTCCACGTAGCGCACCGCGAGGTTGATGGTGCCGCCCGTGAAGGGGTGATTATGCGGCTGCCCGCCTCCCCTCGTCGTCGTTGTCGCCCCCGTGCCGGGGTTGATGGAAGCAACCGCGTGGGATCCCGGGCCAAAGAGCGCAACGCCGGAGTAATAGCCCAAGGAGTGGCTGTGCGCTGGGATCTGGTTGATCGTCAGAGTCGTGTTGCCGACCGTGCCGGTGACCGTGTGCGAGGTGAACGCAGCCGTGAAGTCCTGCGTCCCGCCCGAACCCGCGGTGCCCGAGACGACGCGGAGCGCCGCGTTGTCCACGTTAGTGAGCTTGGTCCAGCCCACAGGCGCGTTCGTCTGGTTGAACACCGCGACTGTGCCCGAAGGTATCGTGATCGTATCCCACGAGCCCGACTTGCGGAATTGGAGCGCGTTGACGGACGTGTTGTAGAACAGACCCCCATTCTCCCACGTGTCACTGTCGCGGTTCGCGGTCGTGTCGGCCATGATCTTGTGATGGCCATACCGGTCGTGTTCGACTAGGAGCCACGACTCCAAGATGTCGATGGTCTGCCGGTACAACGCCGGGAAGTTCGCCACGATTGCATCATCGGTGGGAGCGGTCTCGTCGGGGTTGAATGGAGGGCTTGCCATCTCCGGACTCCTGCGCAGTATCGTTTAAACGACACTTTATATCGCAGCGAGCTCGAAAGGGGAACGCAATTAGCGGCGTTTCAGGTCGCCACGCAGAGCCCGCGGGCCTTGAACGTCAAGAGAAATCGGCACCGAGTCGGTCTGCGAGAGCCGGGCGCGCTTGTCCGCGTTCTTGACGTACCGGAATTGCTCCGCGGCTTTCTGCTTCCACATGGTCCCGCGCTCTTCGTCCCAATCGAGAAAGAAGCCCTGCGATGTGGCCTCGTACTCGATATAAAGCTCCGCGAAACGGGTGAACCAATTCTCGGCGGTGTCACTGTCGAGCTCGGGCAAGTAGCGCCAATAGGGCACCACGATCCGGTACTCACGGTCGGCGTAGTCCGCGGCTCCATCCGGCAACGGATAAACCAACAGGTTGCACGTGCCGAGGTCGTCAGAGGGCTCGGATATGGC